GAAATATTTATTTACAAAATACAACACAAATCATGTTACGCTTAATTACCAATTTTCACCATTGTATTAGTTTATGCGAAACTAACCTGACAGTAATTAACCCTTCATACAAAAGGATCTCAATTTATGGAAAATAATGTAAGGACGCAACCGTTCGACTTCTCACTCCTTAAACCAGACGTCGCTAATCGTGTCTCCCTCCTACTATTCAATACGATCAAAGGCAACAAGGAGGTATTTATGTCGCCAATCGCAAATGACAAGTCTCCTGAAGATATATTAAAAGGTCTAGATAATATATTCGAACGTAACGAAGACAAATTAAACGTTCCATTGAGAGAACTTGAGAACCTAAATCGCTCAAAGTCTGGCCCTATGAGTATTGCTAAAACGTGGGATGAGCGTCGGGAATCTCTGATTGAATCATATTCACTACCTGTCACTAACAGGACGTTTCAACCGTTTAAACTGACTGAACCCGAGAGATTAAGACCTATTTCCGTAGAATATGGCATTGAGCTATTAAAGAATGATACCAATAGTGGGCTTCCTTATATGAGTAAGAAGAAGTTTGTAAAACACGATTTCGCAGATTGTACGCTAGACGAAATTTATAATATGGTTTCTACTTTATATTTCGATTTTAATATATTAATATGTCTCCTGTTTACTAGAACACAAGAAAATGGAAAGACCAGGAATGTTTGGGGCTATCCTATCGTAGTCACTCTTCTTGAAATGCTTTTCTATAGACCAATTCTAGAGATACAGTCCCAGAAATTCTGGAGAGCCGCTCTACGTAGACCTATCGACGTATCTATAGGTGTTACCCAAGTTATTGATTATTGCATGAGGAATGGATACGAAATACTCTCAATTGATTTCTCTGCATATGACGCATCTATTAAAGAAATGTTACAATTTAGCGCCTGGTCGTGTATCCTAAATGCATTTCAAAGGAAGTTCACAAAATATTTAGCATTAATTTCGGAGATATTTGGAACTATTCCTGTTTTAACTCCAGAGGGTGTCTATACTGGCCAACATGGTGTACCCTCAGGCTCTACCTTTACTAATGAAATTGACTCAATTGTACAATATGGTATTGCTAGGGAGTGTCTATATATACCTGACTCATCTATGTGCCAAATTCAAGGCGATGATGGCGTACACGCCTGCACAGATGCTGAAGCTGTTAAAGATCACTTCAGAAGTTACGGTCTTGTCGTAAATGATGATAAAAGTCACGTAGCAAGTAACTGGGCGGTATATCTGCAACAACTCTTTCATGCAGACTACCGTGATTCAAAAGGAATCATTAATGGTATTTATCCTATATATAGAGCTCTCAATAGGATAATTTACCTCGAGAGGTTTGACGACTTCAAATCTGACGGGATCGAAGGAACTGACTATTTTAGCATAAGAACTATTTCGATTATGGAACAATGTAAATACCATCCACTCTTCAGAGAATTCGTAACTTATATATGGTCTTTAGATAAGTACAAACTTAAAGTGAGCGACCAAGGATTAGCTGCTTATGTGAGAAGGCAGTCTTTTAAAGAGGGGAAAGACCTTACGTTTAGGGAATGGACATATGGCGAAAATGTAGCCGGTCTAAAGAGTTTTGAATCTTTTAAGATTTTAAATGAACTGAACAAAGGGTAAATGTACTCGGGAAACACCTTTGGTGTCT